TAATTCATCACCTTGCTTCACACCTTCAAGTTCTGGATGTGATAATCTAACTTTTCTTGGTTTATTGAGTTTATTAATATCACTAAGATTTTTTAATATCAAAGCAAATGCTGCCCCTGTAAGAGATAACATAGTTGCTATAAAAATTAGTGATAGTAATATAGTCACAACAGTATTGCTCCTATGATAAATCCTTTAGCAAATGATATGCATAATACTTGATAATCAGTGAGATTGAACTTGTCTTGAAACTTTTTAATCAGTTTCTTATCCCACTCTACTGCTTTATTAAATCCTTTTTTAATCCACATAATTCCTCCTTAGTTCCCAAGTTTGACCACTAGTAGATCCTTTGCAAGGATTGATACATTTATCATCACCATAATCGTTACATACTAATCCAGCTAAATCATGAGGACAACCTTCTTTGCCATTAGACCAATATAATTGTCCATTAAACCATCTAGCATCACATTTAGGACACACTGCGTTGCTCACAGATTTCATCATATCTGTCATAATGTCCATATGGAATTTCACCAGATCGTTTTTGATGCTTCAAAGTTAAATCTAGTAGTTTTTTATATTTAGCGACTTCTTTTCCTTCCCGCTTTCTATCTTCATCGGGTTTAGTCATTTCTTTGCGTCCTTACTTACTTGTAGTGGTACGCTGGCTTATTAGTTTTAGATAGTTTACCTGACCTTACTTTACTCCCTGAAGTTTCTCCATCTCCCTTGGGATGTTTACCTGGTGCAGACTTACCTAAATTAATGGATTTTTTTGGTTTCTTAGATTCAGTATCATGCAACCTTGCTGGTTTACTTTTATCTTTTGTTATTACTGATTCTTGACCATGCTTTCTACCAAGACGACGCATGGTTTTGCCGAAACGACGCTTGGACATCTTGTCGGGTTTACTAGTTTGGTATGAGACTTCACGTCCAGTTTTACCGTCACCGTACTTATATTCTCCGACTCCTTTCTTATATCCAATGCCTTTCTTTTTTAAATCCTTTTCAAGACCTTTACGTTTCGTACGATTCTTGGATTCATCACTACCACGATCTGCTGAAATATTACCAGTCACTTTTGTCTTAGACTTGGTGAGCATTCGTGTAGTAGGATTACCTTCTACGATATTAATAAAGTCCTTATAATACATAACCTTTAGATTTTCTTTTTGTGCTAATTTATTGGCAGTAGCATACATGACTTCTTTATCACGTTTTCCATAGAGTCTTTTAAAATCAAAGGATCTTTTTTTCATTCCTCTGACTATTCGCTCTGCCTTTTGATTAACGAGAGGCATTTTAACCTCCGACCACCTGTACTTCTTCTACTATAATAGCATTACCGCCAGCAGTAATCTTTACAGCACGTTGAACAATCGCTTGATTGTTAGAAGCTCCAGCTGGATCCCAAGTATAATCTGCACTTGCAGATGATGAATCAACATCAGTACTAATAGTTGTACCATTACTCGAAACAGCAGTTACCTTCTTGCCAGCAGTACCAGCAGAAAGGAAGTTACTATCGATAGCAGGGTCAGTGCTATTATTAACTACAGCAATAAAGTCACCCACAGAAAATGGATGAGTATTAGTTGTCTCTAGAGGATAGTTAGTACCCAATACATAATCAGCAGTAGCATCATCTACTGCCTTGACAATCTTTGCCTGTCCTGGTTTTGCATTACCTTTTAATAGAACTGCAGTTCCTGCCAAAATTTGAATAACAGGTCCAGCACCGAATTGTACGGTTGCTGCAGCAGTAGCACTCACTCTGTAAAATCCAGTCTGAACAGTTTGATATTCAGATGCACCTGATGCTATGGAATTAGTGCTTAATACATTAAGAACAGTCATGTCTTGTCGGGTCTATGTTGTTTCTGTCTTATTATTTATATCTTTTTGTTGCTTTAATAACTTCTGAAGTTCAGCAGTACTGCCAACAAATAGAGCATTATTTACTGTAGACGGTCCTTTCTTCTCTTCTTTATCCAATTCTTTCATCTTCCCTTGCAGGTCGATTAGTTTGTCTGTCGTGTCTGCCACGTGTTTGATGAGTTGACCAGCAACTTCATAAGCACGAGGATGATCACTTGCTCGTGCCACATCAAGTATACCATCTACAGCCTCCTGTCCTTTCATTACCAAGTTATGTAGTTGAGCACGAGAAGTCTCATAGTCCTGTTGTATATCAGGAAGATCAGTTCTAAGAGATTTTGTCTTCTCTACATGTTGTTCTAGTTCTGTTGGTTCCTCACCAAAAACTTTATTTAAACCATCAAAAGTACTCATAATTAAATTGCTACATCAGCACCGCTAGTAGGATCACGTTTCTTCATATCTGTAAAGTCTGAGAATAGTTCGCCAAATCCGAAGTCGTCATCAGAATCAAGTAGTGCAGCATCAGCAGCATCTATCTTAAGTATACTAGCACCAGCAGTATGTTCTGCTATTGTACTAGAATTCCATCCTCGTGAAACATGTACTGTGCTACCAACGACTCTATTAATATGCATGACTTCAGTACCAATCTGAATGTCATCTCCTTGTGCAAGACCTGATACACTTCCAAGAGTAAAGATACCAGCAGTAGTATCTACTCCGTTAGTTAGAGTAGTTATTGCTGCTCCGTCCCTATCGATTGTCGAAGTAGGCGTAACTGTATATCGCTTCTGCCTTGGTGCTTTTGTAGTATCAGTACTGGTATAGTAATCTGTAATGGACTTCTTGATGACTTTTGCGTCTGTGATTGGTCCGTATAGATACGTTTTAGCTTGGAACTGAAGCGTGTAAATAATTGCTCTGCGATTCGCAAAGTCTCCTTCATAATCATCTTCATAATCAATATTTTGTAGTACGACAGGTACGTCTTTTACTTCCCCTATTGTTGTTGCAAGTTTAACTGATAGGTTATAATGAGGTTGAAAGAAAGGAAGAATTTGTTCAATAATTTGTAATCCATCATCTTGGTTCTTTGATATAATTGCCAGTTCAAATCCAATATTGTAAGGCACAGGCATAAAAGCGTTCTTATTTTCATCTACATCTTTTTTAAATTTGATCTTTTGTGTAGGTGAAACCTTTCTAGATGAATCATAAGATACCCCTGATATTTCAAATGATAATCTGGGAAGAGTTATTTGTACTCTTTTATTTGTTGGATCTGGATTCTGTTCTAAACGTGCCAAAAATTTCTGCTTAGGACCATAAGCAAGAGGTACTTTCATCACCTCGTCTTGACGACGTAATTCTATATTATTGAATAATGTACCAAACGAGACAATTGTCTTACGAAATATCTCGTGGTATGAATATGTTCCTAGCATTAGATTGTAACATCAGTTGAACTTCCAACACTTCCAAATGGGTTGGCTTCTGAGAAGTCGATAATATCATTATCGGCTGTTTCAAATTCGTAGTTTTGATCGATGCTGATAGCAGCATTTTTATTATCTATCGTATTATATGTAGCAGTTGTCCAAGATGCACTAGATGTACCTCCAGTAAGTGTTTCTGGTATAGTGAAAGTACCAGAACGATTAAGGACAATAAGTGTTCTTGTGGAGCTATCCCAAGACTTAACCTCAGCAGTTACATTAGAACTACCTCCAGTAACTGTCTCACCAGCAGTAAAGTCTCCACTACCACCTGCTACGAGACCAACTGTAATTGCATTAGCAAAGGCAGTCTCGATAGCATCCAGTTCAGCAATACCAGTATCAATCTCCTCATCGCTGTACTCGAAGAGTTCACATTGACATTCCCAAACATATCCTTTACCTAACTGATAGAAAGGACGTTCTACTTCTACAAACTGTATTTCAAATAAATGTTTTGTTACAGGGAAATAAATTAAATCCCCTTCATTAGGTCTTCCTTCGACATTAAGGACTTCAAGGTCGTCAACCTTTTCTTTAAACTTTTCACGGGAGAATATAAACGTCGTTTTATCTTCGATGCGTACTCCAAATTTGCTAAGTAGTTCGCCTTGTCCCTCCCATCCTTCGACATTATTGACGTAGGCTCTGATTGCTCTCGCACTATCAAACGTTGAGTCAGAATCTTCCCCGAAGACTGTATCTTTGTTGACAATCGTCCTAGGAACATAATAAATGTCTTGTCCATAAATTTCAATACTCTCCACTATAAGGTTTTCCATGAACTTCTGCTCTTGAGCAGATCCATTTAAATTTAGTCTAGCAGCATTACTATAGTCTGATTGTACATAGTCCTGAGCTGGTGTGTTTCTGTAAACCATTAGTGATTACCCCACTAAGTCCATAGGTGGAAGTTCATAACGATCACGAAGTTCTTTTTCAAGATCAAGTTTATAAGTTGATCCATCTTCAAGTATCTGACGACCATTAAGCGTTACTCCACCTAACATTTGTATACCATCATACTTACTTAGGTTGCGACCCCATTGTTGTTGGAATAATGCTTCCACATAATCCTTCATCCAGTTATCATTATACATGGAAGTATAGGTCTCTGGGTCTTGACGCATATTACAATCAACCATAATGTAATCACCTACCTCCATATCATCCCAATCAAAGTCCATATAAAGTCTACCTTGCAATTCATTCCATTTAATTCTACGATTTTCTTGAGAATTAGTAATCCAGTTTAAAGTTTCAAGATATTGTGAAGTGAGGAAATAATGTAAAATATTTCCATGTGTCATATGATAGATATCATTTAAGAAAAGTTGATATTTAATATTGAATATATTACCACTAGACATTCTTGAGGCACCTATGTTTGTGTAAACATGATTAATGTTTAACACACCTGGAGGTGTATCAATATAATTATCCGTTCCATACCAAGCACTAGAACCTATCTGAGTTGTTCCTCTTCCCGAATCCAACATAGCCTGTGTAACTTCAACTCTCATGAAAGTTTTGTAACTTCCATTATAGTGATATTCTTGATAATAATCTATTGCTTCTTCAACTAGATCATCTAGTTGTTCAGTAGCAACGTTGATATCTACCGTAGGATATCCTAACCTGCGAAGAGCATAGTCTTTTAATTCAGTTTTAGTTGCGGGTCTTGTAGCAGACATTTATTTTAAGCGAATGAGGAGATCGTCAAGTTAGTTACATCATTAGCACCGACAGTTTCTCCAACCTTGAAGAATCCATCAACATTATCAACGGTGACTGAAGTAGCACCAAGAGCAGTAATAACTCCAGTTGTACCAGAGGTTCCACCTGTTACAGTTGCACCAACTTCCATCGTTGTGATATCAGATAGAGCGAACGTAGCATTAGTAAAGACTGTTGCTGTATTAAGTGTTGCTCCATTACCATGAATAGCAGAAACAGGAATAGTAGCAAGGCTACCATGAATTGCTGTGACATCAAAGGTGAGAGCAGCACCGCCACCTGCACCAAGTTGTGCGTCAGCAACAGTAACTGTTTCATTAGCAATCCAAGTATCACCATCATTAACAACAGTAACTGTAGCAGCACCATTAGCATCAACAACAATAGTAAAGGTTGCATTTTGACCAGATGCTTGAGAAATATAATCAGAAGCACCGATATTATATGTACCTTCAGCCCTTGCTGCGTCAGTAGCACCGATGTTACCTACGGTATTAATACCAGAGGCATTAGCGTTAGTGATAGTCAAGACTTCAGATGCAGCATAACCAGATCCGTCATCATTAATAGTAACTCCAGTAACAGCACCATTTGCACCGACTGTTATATCAACAGTTGCACTAGATCCAGATCCAGAAGCACTTGTTGCAATTGCAGATCCAGCAGAGTATCCAGTACCAGCAGCACTAATAGAACCAAGGGTCTTAATACCACTTGAGTTAGCGTTAGTAATAGTTAGGGTTTCACCGATAGCATATCCAGATCCAGCAGCATTAACTGTTACGTTTGTAATAACACCACTTGAAGTAGTGATGTCAACAGTAGCACCTGTTCCTGAACCGCTAGAAGAAGTTGCTATTGCAGTTCCGTTAGCATATCCAGTACCACCTGATAATGTACCCAAGTTTAAAGTAGAAACACCACCAAGATTAGGGTTAGTAATTGTAAGAGTATCAGTTGCAAGATAGTCAGCACCAGCAGTATTTAAAGCAATTGCAGTAATAGCACCAGCAGCATTAACTGTAGTATCAACTGTTAATGCAGATCCAGTTCCACCAGATGTGGCAACGTTAGTTGCTCCAGTAAATCCCCCAAGACCACTAGCAGTAATTGCTCCGAGAGTAACAACGACACCTGGAGTAGGATCACCAGATAAATTAAGTGTTAATGTAGTTGAAGTTGCAAGGTTGTTGAGCATCGCTGTAAGTTGAGCGTATGCATTATCAAGTTTTGCCTGAACTCTTGCTTCCGTATAGTAAAGATTTGTACCTTCTGATAGTCCACCAGTATTATGATTGGTTAGGTTTGCTGCTTGAGTAGCAGTTGCTGGAGTAATGTCAGCAGTACCATCAAATGATGTTCCACCAATATTTCTAGCAGTTGCTAAAGCAGTAGCAGTTCCTGCAAGTCCTACAGCGATGTCAGCAGATCCGTCAAAGGATGTGCCACCGATAGTTCTTGCTGTTGTTAATGCAGCAGCAGTAGTTGCTGTAGAGGCATTACCAGATAAAGCACCTGTAAACTGAGTAGAGGTTAGTTCTCCTGAACTTGGATTATATGTTAATCCTGTGTCAGTTTCTGCTCCTTGTGCTCCTGTAGCACCATCAACAAATACTGGGTAAACAGTTTCATCTGTTGAGTTGTTAGCACTAGTTGTAAATTCTGTAGCAAGTGCAGCAGTACCAGATGTATCCTGATTACCTGCTGTATTAACGCCTGGTAGGTTGATTGCAGCAGTACCATCAAATGATACCCCACCGATATCTCTTGCTGTTGCAAGGGCAGTAGCAGTAGAGGCATTTCCTGTAACTTCACCAGTTATAGGACCAGAGAATCCAGTAGCAGTAAGTACTCCAGTAGAAGAATTGAATGTTAGATTTGTTCCACTCTTCGGTGCAAGATTACCAGTAGCATCAGTTGTAAAGAGAACATTACATGAAGTATCTGCTGACTCATCAGCTACAGTTACAGTTGTTGCTATAGAAGCAGTACCTGTTAAATCTGCAGTAATTGTACCAGCAGCAAAGTTACCAGATGCATCACGTAAGACTAAGTTGTTAGCAGCGTTTGTATCTGAAGAAGCAACGTTAATTGTTGTGTTACCTGATACACCATCAGCATTAGTTAATGTAATACCAGATGATGCTGTTACAGCAAGTGTTCTTTGTGCATAAGTGTTTGCAGCAGTTCTTACAACATATCCTGTACCAGACATCGCTGCTAAAGCAGTTATATCTGCATCGTTGTAAGTAGTTGTAAGAGTAACAGCAGCACTACCATCAATAGATACACTACCATCTACAACACCATCAATTGTTAATGTTCTAGCAGTCTTCCATATATCAGCAGAAGATGCATTACCTAAGAATCCAGCACCAGCACCTGCAGAAGAAGCAGCAGTAATTTGATTAGCAGCAAAGTCACCAGATGCATCACGATTAACAACTGTAGATACTGTATTAGAACTTGCAGTTGTCATGCCATCCAGCAAGTCAACGTTCAGGTTTGAAACTTTAGTATTTGACGCAATAGAGAATGGAGCAGTACCTGAAGCAAGATTTGAAATTATTTGACCATCAACTGTAGCAGTACCATCTACATTTAAATTATTGTCTATATCAACTGCAGTACCAGCACCAGTTACATGAACAGATCCAACTCTAAGAGCACCATCTGTTCCTGCCATTACCTCTGATGTATTGGTAACAGTTGTTAGGAATGCGAATTCTTGGGAGGATCTGTCGAAACCAAAGAATCCGATTTTAGCAGAGCCGTCGTAGTAACGGAACTCAACACCCCTATCCTTAGCATCATCAGAGCCTGGTGCTGTGTCACCACCCAGAGTAATAATAGGGTCATCGAGAGTTGTGACCGTGCTATTGACTGTAGTTGTTGATCCATTTACTATTAAGTTACCTCCAACTGTAAGATTATTATGTAACTCTGCATCACCACTAGAATTAGTTACGGTGAATGCTGCTCGTGTATTACCTGCATCATAAACTACAAAGTTTCCACCAACATAAGTGTTCTTATCAATTGTGGCACCACCAGCAACTTGAAGAGCAACTGTGCCATCAGCAAGTGATGTTGCCTCTTGTGTATTACTTACAACTAAATTACCTGAAATATCAGCATCGTTATTAAGATCTAAAGTACCAGTTAATTCTGTATTACCATAGACCCTTGCCCCGCCACCAACTGCTAAGTTCTTAGCTAAACCTATACCACCAGAGTATCTTGCAGAACCATCAGCAGCGTATGATCCTGATAAAGTTTGTTCTGTGTTGTTAGTAAATGTATTAACACCAGATGTTCCGAATGTATCGTTAATCTGTGTAGCATCACCAACGGTTAATGTACCAATTATATTGGTATTACCATTATCTGTATCAACCTCAAACTTCGCAACTGCAGAACCGTTTTGTACAGAGAATACTTCGTTTGCCTCATCGATTACTAGAGAATCATTAACGTTAATCTGACCATCAACTTGTAAAGTTCCTGAGATTACAGTATTACCGTTATCAGTATCAACTGTAAACTTATCTGCTGCAGATGCATTCTGAACCTTGAACATCTTGTTGTCAGACTTGACAATAAGATCATCTTGAATAGTTGCAGTACCATCTACATTAAGTGTAGTGTCAAAATCAACTGCACCCTTAATGTTTAGATCTCCTTCACCAACTGCATTACCAGTAGAAGAAGCAACAGTAAACTTATCTGTTGTACTATTACGAACTGCAAAGTTACCATCAACATCTACAGTTCCATTAAATTCTGAATTGCCAGCAACATCAAGTGTACCTTGAATATCTGTATTACCTGTAGCACCCAGAACACTAAACTTAACTGTGTCTCCAGATACTTTCTTACCAACAAATAATCCTTCTCCAGATCCTGTACCACCAACGTGTAGTGTTGTATTAACACCAGCACCACCAAATACTCTTAAGTTAGAAGTGTTATGGTTTGAATAACTTGGAGTGTATGCACCAACAGAACCAGCACGTAGTTTATATCTGACAGATAGATAGTTTCTTAAACCGTAGTTCTCAGTTGCATCTTCTTGCTGGTTAAAGTCACCATTAAGATAAATGTCACCGTTGAACAATACATCCTTATCAAAGTATCCACCACCATCTACTCTTAATGCACCATAGTCACTATTCTGAATTGAGTGAGGAGCACCAGATAAAATATCAGGAGCATCTGTACTTTCAAGATAAACAAGTCCTGCAATATTTGCACTACCAGCAGAATCTAGATTACCATTATCTGTATCAACTGTAAACTTATCTGTTCCATTAGCAGTCTGTATTTTAAAGAACTTGTTATCTGCCTTGATAGTAGTAGCATCAGATACATCTAAAGTACCAGCAATAGCAGTATTACCAGATGCTGCTGTGATATTAAACTTGTTACTATTAACATCAACGTTACCTGTAACAGCAAGAATTCCTGCCATTGTTAGGTTACCAGATGTAGTTACAGCAGTAATCTTAGCGTTGTTACTACCATCCTTAAGTATGAAATTCTTAGATGCACCTTTAATTACTACTTCGTCAGTAAAGAGTGATGTACCTGTAACACCTAAGTTAGTATCAATATCTACAGAACCACCGATATTAACATCATCACCAATTCCAACACCACCTGCGACCACTAAGTCTCCAGTAGTATTAGATGTTGAGTTAGTATTAGTTGTTAGTTTTAAGTTACCAGCGACGATCCCTGCATCTGTTCCAGAGAATACCTCTGAGGTATTTGTGGCATCGTAGAGGAATGTAAATGTTCCTGTATGTCCTCCAAGATCAGCGGCCGAATCATCGTAACCAAAGAATCCAACTTTTGCTGATGCGTCGTAATATCTGAATTCAACTCCTCGATCCTTGTTGTCATCCGAGCCTGGAGCAGTATCACCACCAAGAGTGATGATAGGGTCATCCAGAGTAGTGACTGACGAATTAATTGTTGTAGTCGTTCCATCAACTTGTAAATCCCCCATTATCTGAACTTTACCACTTACTGCTCTATCATCACCAGGATCTAGGATCATGGTAGCAGCAGAGGAAGCAATGTAATCCCCTTGGAAGTACATGTCTTCTACTTGTACTTTACCAGCAGCATCTGATGCAGTAATTGTAACTGTATTTTCTGCAGTTACTACAACACCACTAGCACCAGTACCAGCATTAGTTGCTAAAATACTTAATGTTCTAGCAGAAGATGAGTCCTGTGTAGTCTGGAATGTTAAATTACCATCTCCAGTCTTGTCTAGAGTTTGTGCAACCCCTCCGTCGAGGGTAATGTCAGGATCACTGATATAGGTGCGGACGTTGATGTCAACCTCTCCAGCACTACCATCACCCGTATTATTTGCACCAAACAGTAGATTGCCACTTGTATCATTAATCTTGATATAGTTGAGTTTATTGAATCCACGATATCCTGTAGTAGAAGTTAGTTCTTGGTCAAGGTCGAAGTCTTCTTTTGCGTTACCGTCAGCAAAGGAAATTCTACTGTTTTGAAGTTGAGAATTGTCAATACCAGCAGTAGCGAAAGTAACGTGACCTGCTGCAGATACATCGAAATCTTCTTGACTAAAGGAAGCGAGACCTTTCTGCGGTGTTGCACTCGCACCAAGATGTCTCCACGATCCAGCATCCGAAGTATCTGAATGAGTAGGAGCACCAGCTCCTGCACTAATTCCTGCGATGGCTTCGTAAAGTTTCGATGCATTAGTGATTTTATCACCACGGGAATAGGTCGATCCATTATTATATGCTGCTGCTGTAGTACCTTCTGTAGCAGTTGCAATTGGCAACGTTGCTGATGCAGTTAGTCTACCATATCCATCAACGGTATAGTTTGTTGCGTTAACAGTTTCTGATCCAGCAACTGATGTTAGTGATGCTCCGTTGTATTCAGCAGCAGTAACAGCAGTTGTAATAAGATCTAACGTTGGGTTTCCAGATACACCGTCACCATTAGTAACACCAATTCTTGTGGCAGTACCAGTAACAGTTCTGGTTGCCATACTTCCACCACTAACTCTGGATAATATACCAGTAGTAGTAAGTCCAGCAACTGCAACTAAATCTAAATCATATGGTTGTGCTGAAGATCCTTCTACAGTTCCATCTAGACCATAAGCAGCAAGAGTTGTTGGGTTAGAAGCATTTGTAATTCTACCTTTTGCATCAACTGTTAGTTTTGTATATGTCCCTGTTGAAGATGCAGTACCATCATAATGTGGTAAAGTGGAAATTAATTGTAATGATGTTTGAAGAGTTAAGTTGGCAGATCCATCAAATACACCTGATCCTTGTATATCATCAGATAACTGTATTTGACGTGTAGAAGCAAGTCGTGCAGCAGTTGAAGAGTTACCAATTAATGTTGCTGTAATAGTACCTGCAGCAAAATTACCGTCTGCGTCTCTCTGTACTAAAGTATTTGCAGTATTAGATGTTGATTCAACAGGACGTGAATATATCAAAGAGTTCCACGCTGAAACGCCATCTCCAATTTTAAATCGTCCAGTATCTAATTCTATCCCAAGTTCGCCCTGTGCTAGGGTTGGGTTTGAGTTAGCCCATTCCTGGGCACCACCTCGTCTTAATTGAATTCTATTTGCCATTTTATTAGGACAACTCTATGAGAACATGCTTCCCAGTTATTTATGTCACTAAAAAAGGGGAACTTAGTTCCCCTTGTTTTAATCTTTAATTTGTTAGGTCAGGGGATCCATCTGTAACATCGTCACCAGGAATATCGACATTATCTACTTCGGTAGGAGGTGCTTCCCCTTCTACCCCATAATATTCGAGAGTCTCAATAGCACCTTGTAATTTTAGTGCTGTGACTTCATTTTCTTTTATTTTTGCAGAGAGTTGTTGATTCTCTGTTACTATCTTACCCAATCTTTCTTTAAATTGAGCAAGCATTTCAGGTTGTGATACCTTTTCAACGGGAGTACTAGTCATAGTCAAGTCTTGTCTTTGTTAGCTAACGTAAGTAAGAGTGCTTTGATCTCACTCATCTCTGATTTTAACTCAGAAACATCATTTTGTAAAGCCTTTTGTTTATCTTTTTCTGCTATATCAGCATAATATGATTTCATATACTTCTGATACCTAGCAGTATCAGCTGATTGGATAGATCCAGTTTCGGTATTTTTATACCAACCTTCTTTATCTTTTATCGGTAATTCGTTCATTATACAGCAAGTGCAATTGCTCTCATATCCTTAATCTTAGGAACTAGGGATTGGTTAGCAGAAACAAACACAATTTTAATTTGATATTGTGTAAAGTCTAAACCAGCTACCTCATATTCATAATCTTGGAAAAATTCTGCTTCTTCCGTTGGAGGAATTGTAGCATCATTTGTTGGGAAGAAATCAAAACCGTAAGATTCGATAGAATCTGTAGAGCCATTTGGAACAACTCTATATAGAGGTTTGATAAATGTATTTGGTGGACGGTATCCCGCAAAGATCAATTTGATAGAAGATGATGGGTTTGTTAATATAGCAGTCTTACTAATATAAACAGCATCATGTGCATCACCAAATGGTAACTTAGCAGCATTAGCATCCGTAGGAGCATTAATCCTATTAGAAGTTAATGTAATAGACATCCTATCAGTATCAACAACTGGAGTTACGTACTGAGAAGTAGATGTTAATGTTAGATCCATTCTAAAGGACTTATCACCATTAAGTTCTGTTGACTCATTAATTGCTGAACAAATTAATTGAGGAGAACCAAAATGATTATCTTCACTCAACAACACATCATAGAATTCTCCAGTATTAGAGAATGAATTTTGTGCTAGTGATTGACCATCATTAATAGAAGTACCAGTAATAGTTTGAACTCTTGCTGTTACATCTGTTTTAGGTAATAATAGTTTTTGAATCTGAGGTGAAAGTGTTTCGTATTGTACGTTTTGTGTCGCAACAATATTATTACCACCTGACTTAATTCCTAGTTTAGCGATAGATGAAGTTGCCAAATCATAGGTATCAATTGATGGACTGGATACAGCATTATGTGTCTTGTTGATTTCTATTAGAGGAATACCATCTAAGTTATAACACTGAACAATAGATTCATCAATATGACTTACTGCAGTAGTACCATCAAGACCTCTTTCATGAGCAGTAATAGTCTTAGCATCGCCACTAATAGCAGAGTAAGAAATTATCTCATCATCAATCTTAATGTATCCTACATTAGATGCACTAATGGTAGCACCATTAATAGTCCTATGGAATGCACTAGCGTCATTAACAGCAATACTAGTATCAGATGCTGATATAGCAGATGTTAGATAGTTATCAGATATTTCAGATATAACACCTTCTAGTGTCACATTATTATCCAAGTCATGCATACCATGATTAGAATGATAAACTCTAATCTTTCTTTGAGATGTTGTATATGTTGGAGCAGTACCTACATAAGCATCACTAACTGCACCACCCTCAATAACGTCACCACTATAAGTTACGCTACTAACTGTTGCTGTAACTGATGATCCACCACCAGTAATAGTTTCAGTAGATGCAGTAAAGTCAGTAGAAACATACTTAAGAGTAAGTGTGTTTGTACCAGCAGTCCAAGTTACAACTTCAGCAGTAGGAGTTGTTGAGGAGTTACCAGTAATTGTCTCACCAACAGTAAAGTCACCAGATGCACCAGTAACTACCATAGTAGCAAGTGCTTTAGATGAAACTACCCTATTAGTAATAACACCACCTGTATTAGAACCTGCTTGCCAGTTACCAGATATATCATTAATAGTTAAAACTACACCACCAACACTACTACCAACATTAGTAATAGTACCTTCAGCAAGTGTTGTCTTTTGATATATTCTAGCACCATTAGTAAATGGTAATGTTGTAGAATTTAATACCAACTGTAATTCAGGTTGGAATGTTGCTACAGCATCAGTACCTAAAACTATCTTTCCGTTATTACCTCTATCTAAGGTACAGTTATTAAGTGTAAGTCTGGAGACTCCAGTATTATCAAACTTTGCTCTATAGATATTAAATTTCAAGTCTTCGTACTGGTCAGCAGTCCACGTAGATGCGTTCTGTGACTTGAATAGTACACCAGCATAAGGCTGTTCTGATATAGTTCTGTCTCCAGAAATATCCAATTCACCCATTCTAGATATCCAAACCTGATAAGAGTTGGAGTCAGAGAATAGAACAAAGCAGTGTTCAACTGATTGAGGAATGTAAATTGGTGCTCTAAAATAGAATCTAGTAGCAACTGCACCTGTTTCTGATATAGAAACTTGAGCAGGAGTTAAGGTTGTATCAGAGAAAGGAAGAATCGTAGTTGTAGGATATCCATTCTCCATAGTCCTTATCTGCATAGAGATAGGAATATTAGTATCCTTAGCATTAAAGTAAATATCAACAGATGTAAGGAATGTACCACCTTCTTCATCAATCAAGAATGATTGTGCGAGTGGATCCCACCAACCAACCTGACGTGACTCAGTTCTAGTTGATCTAACTGTTCTATCCTGAGTAACAGTATCTCTAACAACATCAGCATTTCTAATTGCTAATACGTTTTCTTGTATTGTATTCAGAGTTCCTTCTGCTTTATAATCTGCCTGTGCAGAAGATTCTACAGTACCTGGAAGTCTAGAATCATCAGCATTAGTTGTTAAACGTATGACACGTGTACCAACAGCCCAACGTGGGTTTGTATTAACCTGTGGGGGTGGAATAAAGAAAGAAGCGTTGTATTGTCCTAATCTATCAGAAACAATTCTACGATCTTTAACAACTGCTCTAGCACCCGAAGCACCTTGTAATACTTCACCTACTTGTATATTTCCATAATAAGCACCTGATGCTTGTCTTGCCATAGCATCAGTATCAATATTCAAGAAATTGGTAGTTGATGCATATGATGATGGCATAGCAGTATCATCATATGGATTGTATGCATAGAAATTATCTGAAGGATCAACTTGAAGTTTACATCCACTAGTAAGACCAGTTACTGTTTCACCAGCAACAAATGGTGTTGAGTTTGTTCTACTATCAACTGTAGGGTCTTTAATAAGTTCAATAATTTTTGGAGTTAGATAGTCATCAACTTTTTCTCCATCAAAGAATGCATAGAATGTTGTTCTAGGCTTCATACGAGCAACTTTTAGTTCAACGTTTCTAGACCTAATCCAAGGTACTGCTACCCTTGATACTACTCTATCTCCTTGTGATATTCTATCAATTCTAGGGATAACCCTTGTTCTAATACCAGTTCTAGTTTGTCTGTTAGTGGTTGTAGTTGTCCTAGTTCCCATAACACGACGACCTCTACCTGGTCTGAAGTTTCTAAAGGTATGTTCCCTTCTTCTTCTCCATCCAGAACTTGATGTTCCTGTCCAGTTAGTTCTCCATGCTCTCCATTGTGTTGGGGAGAAACCATTTTGATCAACTCTTAATCTTCTTCTAGTTGCTCTAAAGTTACCTTCAACGTTTTGTACATTAACAGGTAAACGACGAGTATCAACCCAGTCATCAGATGCTGGAGTTAGATCAATACGTCCAATATAAGTGAATACGTTAAATGGGTTTACGTTCTCAACTCTAGAAGCATATGGTTGTTTAATTAATACCTCTTCACTATATGGAAGAGTAATAACAGGACCAGTTGTCTGAATATTAGTTGATAATCCTGAGTTAATTTCTAGAGCACAGTTTGTTGTATAGTGTGATGGACGTAATTCTCCAAATTCAAAATCTAAAGAAGCAGAGAAATCTTCTGCATCAAGATCACACTTAGAATGATCTGTAAAGTCATCAACTACAAAACCATTTTTAAGTCTACTCTTACCAGAAGCATCTGTAATATCAATATTAAAGGTATCAGACTCCAACATATTAAGTGAAGTATAATACTCAACAGAGTTAATACGTTGTTCAAGATTACCAATATCTCTCATGGTATATCTCTTATGCTCAGACTTCTGAATAACTACATCCGTTGATGGATCGAAACCATAAGGATCATGTTTCAAGGTAGCTAAATGCATACCATCCTGTAGATCATCTGGTTCATCAGGATCTTCTGCAGACTTACCTTTAATTAACTGGAATTCACCATTAGGTAACAAGAATATTTTATCAATTCTTGCAAGATACCAATCAAAGTCACATCTGAAATCACTTGTTAATTTTGGTATATCAAATAATGTTGCAGATGGTGTGCCAGAGGTTCCAAATGTTCTTGACTTAAAGTCAAATGTAGAACAGTTTACATACGCTGGAGAAGCAACTGAACCTGTTCCACTATAAAGATTCTTACATCCTGGACGGAAGTCTAAGTAATCTGCTAAGAATTGGAAATTGTATGTTGGAATATCTTTGTAATCTGTAGAAAGATATGATTGACCACCGAAATAATCACCTGTAGCAGAATGCTGATAGAAGTCCATTACGACCTTAACTTTTCTGATTGGTTTAGCAACACCCTTAAGTCTCTTCAACCAAGAAGTTCCATATAAGAAATCTGTTTGACCGAATTGTAATTCATAACGGTCTGTAATAACTTTAGATCCTTCTACAATTGATCCAACAGAGTCGTTAATAATACCTGAAATTGCAGTATTATTACTATCAAATCCATCAAGTGTTTCACCAGCAGTAAATTTACCTTCAAGATATACAACTGTTAGTTTAAGTGTACTTGAGTTGAAGTCAACAACACTTGCTCTTGCTTTAGATGTTCTACCAGTTACAATTGTTCCTGTAGCATAGAATGTAGGTTCAACTAATATAACTGATGGAATTATAGGATCTGCATCATCATTTGATTCATAAACAGCATGAACTTTATATCCATCAACTAAACCTAATGAAAGATCTTGGTCTTCAATTCTTGTACCATAAAGACCAGAAAAGGTTAATCCATAATTCTGCTTATCTAAATTTTCAGTAGTCTTATTAACTTTTAAGATAAACATCTTTTGAGATGCTTTTGTCTTTCTAGCAGTAACGTTCTTAGAGATTGTAGCAGTAACTTTTATAGATGTTATATTAGTTAAGTTAGCAATCTGTATAGTAGTTCTATCAGCAGATGTGAAGTTTGTATATCCTAAATTACCAGAGTTTGTAGTATCAATAGGAATTTGATCACCAACAGGATAAGTACCGTTGGTTCCACCCATCACAGTAAATGTATAGTTTGAGTTTGATAATGCTGCAAACTGTTCATTCTCTGGAAGAGTAATTGAAATAGAGTTAGATGCTACTGTTTGAGCATCAAAAGTTCTTCTAACAGAACACGATTCATCAGAGATACTTTTAATAAATGTTTTTGGCATCTCACTAAACAAGTGAGCATTTTGCTTATCATTTAAAGCAGCTCTATAACGTATTAAAGTAGTATATGTTCCTGCACTAGGAGCAGCACCACCACCAGCAGGTGTTACATTAACTTTTTGGGCAGCATTATCAAAGATACTACCATTATTAGTTGTCTGTAAAGTTGCTGGATTAATAGAATCAACATCAACATACTTTGTATTGGTGAAATATATTCTATCCCCTGCTCTTAAATCTGCAGCAAAGTTTGAAAGTACACCAATAATATTTTCAGAACCACCAGTAGCATCATATGTAAAGGTAGCACCTTGAATTGCTTTTAAATCTTCTAACTTAACATCAGCAGTAAATTCTACAGCACTAGTACCTTCATCTTTTGATAAGACTTGTCTAGTATCAGAATACTGATATGTATAGTAATGTGTAACTGTATCTAAATTTTGACCATCTAAAGTTAACATTTCGCCAACTTCAAATGTACCTTCTACCTGATAAACAGGAAGATGATCTGCACCACTAATACCATCAATAACAAATGCTCTTGCACCAGTAGTTGCACCAACAACTACAGATCCTTGAGCAACAGTTTCAGTAGAATTTAATCTAAGAACTGTAATCATCTGAACATCAAAAAGGTTCAGTTTGTATTGATCATCAGCAGTACCAAATGTACCATCTGGATCAGCAATATGTTCACAAGAAGCTACACGGGCATATCCAATAATATTACCAGCAGCATCACCAGGAGTTGCTGTAAATGTATCACGTAGTTCTACAGTTTGATATGCATTTGTAATTGTAGATCCAGCAACATTAGGGAAACCATAGACATTACTAATGGTTGACCAGTTTCCTAACTGGAATGGAATAATTACGTTCTGAGCAGAATCTGTATCTCTAGGTTTAGGTAGATCAAGATAAGTTGGAGCAAGAGTTTTAATTCTATATCCTCTAACATATGCAGTACCTGGTCCAAACTCAACTGAATAATTTGCTTCAGTTGCAGCTACACCACCACTTGTTATTTGTCCTGATTTATAAACACCGTTGTTAAATCCATCGTTGAGGTTTTCCCTCATAGTGATTTGGAAATCATTAACAACATAATCTCCAGACTCTTCATAAGTTCTAAGAGCCATGGATTTCTCTAGTTCATCGTATGCACTACGATCAACTAATTTCTCAACTTTATCACCATTAATACGTAATAGTTCGATAAAGTCTTTATCAGCATCATCATCTAAAAGTTTCTTAATTAGGTTAGTAGTTATTCTGAACCTGTGAGAACCAGGAGCAGCATAATTAGATGTTCCTGCAGCGTTATCATTGAGTGATAAGTCATCTTCTGGGGTAACAATTGACTCAAGGATTTCGAGTCCGATTCTATATTGTGGAGTTGTTCCATATTGATCAAGTAGTATATATTGATAGGGTACATCAACAAAGAAACCTCTGATGAAGTAAACACCTTCTTGTACATAAGCAACAGATCCTGTTTGGATTGATGCTGTAGGTAATAGTTGAGCGAATGGAGACCCAACTTCAATTAGTGTAGTTCCAAATGTAATTTCTGTATCTGTAACTAACTGTTCGTTATTTGAGAATGTTGCCTGAGTATTTGCAGTACCACCTGTTGCAGTACCAGATTCAATATACTTAACATAAAGAGTTATATAACCTTTACTAGAATCTGTTTCAGATATACTGAAAAGTACTTTTGCTTTGACTCCAGAAGTCAAACCAGTAATTATTTTATTATTAAGTTGACTACGATAATTTTCTACATCAGCACCCAAGAAACTCTCTTGGAGCATGATCGCATCAACATTCAGGTCATAACCAACTTGACCTGGAATGACCATAGCACCATCTTTAAATAGGTGCGATCCAACGTTCTCAATCTGATTCTGCTGTATAGACTGAGCAGTTGTAAGTTCTCTTGCCTGTATTGGAAATCCAGGACGGAATAACACTCGATAAAAGTTCTTCGCTTTATCAAAGTCGTCGTAATACGGTGTTACGTTTAAATTAGTGTTTTGTGCCATTCGTTTAGAACTCGATTACGATTTTAATATCTTCTACTTGGTCGTTTGCACGACTAATGGATCTCCTATTATCTATGTAAACAACCTGACCGCTATTTGAAGCAATTTCTGGTTTTGCATAACCATTATTGAATCTCATACCCAAATCATATTCAGTATTGTTAATAGTTCTAGAAGAAGAGTTTGGAACAGCAGGGAAGTTTACGTCTGGTTGACCAGCAGCACCTGAAGTTGCTCCACTTATAACGTTAGATCCATCAAATTCATTCTGTGTACCAGTAACTTCAGGGAAGATACCATCAATAGCATTCTGATAATATTTCAAAACTTTTGTTGTTGCATTCCAAGAAATCACTCGACCACGAGCAGTAACGTTAGTACCACCAACAACACGTGTTTGAGTCATAATTTCGTCTGGTACGTAATTACCTTGGAAAGTAGGAGAGAATATAACTGCCTTACAAGCAGAAACTGTTAGGTCAGCGATTAATTCTGTTGTGCCGAATTTTAATGGGTTAGTGATAAGACCAATTCGACGATAGTCATTATCTACAGGGAAGTCACCAGCACCCTCATCATAAGAGAGTTTGGCGTTAATCATAGTTCTGAAAGCACCGACTTCAACAACTGAGTCGCTTCCATGACCACCAGGAGGAGGAATAATAACATCCACCTGACCACCAGTACCTGTACCAATACCAGTAATATTGTCAACAGAAATTTTACCAAAGGTATACCCAGTACCACCAGAAGTAACGGTAGCAGAAATAATACGACCACCATCGATGACAATTGAGACACGACCACCAGTACCATCACCGTTAATAGAAACGTTGTCATAAGTACCATTATTGTAACCAGAACCTGCAGCATTAATAACTACAGTATCAACTTCACCAGCAACTGCATTTGTTTTTACCGCATCATTAGTGAAGACGGGCATGTAGTCATTAGAGAAGAATTTAAGGACGGATGCAACTGGAATAGTGTACATATACTTCCATCTATAACCATCACCAGTAGTAACAATAGAGGTAGAAGTACCAGTAGGTTCAACAGTTGAGGGTTTTCCGTTAGGATCACTAGGGGAAGTTCCGTTATAGATGCACTTATATACCTGATACTGAGAGTTTACAACGTAAAAATCAGAATCATATAATTTAGTAGCACCTGAGGCAGCAGTTTTACTAGGAGAATAATCATGACGATACATGTCATAAGTGAAACCTAATCCACCAGTAGTTTGTTCTGGGGAAACCCAGTCAATTCTACGAACAACTTGAACGGTATCAGAAGCAAGAACTCTCTTAAGAGAGATCATGTCATCATAAGAACCTGAAAATTCTGAGAATGAGTCAACTGCCTGTGGAGGCGAGTTTTCGTTATCCCATGCTTGCGGTCTTCCAATGAAGAGATACACCCT